GAGGCACACAACGCCGTAGAGGACGTCCCAGCGGTATTTGGTCTTCTGGGTGTTGATGTCGAATTGCTTCTGCATCACCACCTCAATACCCTGGTCTGTCGTCGCGCGCATGACGTTAGCGCCAGCGTCAGTCGGAACCGCCAGAGACGCAGGGAGCAATTCGATTGCGTCCCTGTGCCAGAAGCAGTTGATCGGAGCCGCGACAGTGTTCAGGAACACAACTGCCGCGCCATTGGCTGGGGTGGCATCGACGTTCTTGTACTGCAACTCAGCATCAGAGCCGCCCTGGGCCGAGATGATGGGCGGGCTGATTGTCACGACGCCGGCACCGCCAGCACCAGAGACAATCGCAGTAATGCGGAACGTCTTAAGCTGGCCCGTGCTCTGCTTCGTGATGTGATGCACGGCATTTACGCCAGCCAGGGTGAATGCATCGCCGACTTTTACCGTCCCACTAGAAACGCCAATGGTCAGGTTCTGGTAACGGTTGTCAACATTCGACGTCTCGCCGGTGCCGGCTGTCGAGGTCGCGGCGGGAACGTAATACTGGTTGGCACCATTGACCGTCACGGTGACGCCCGCGGCGGCGGTCAGACGGTTGGCGTAGTCCATCTTGAACGTCTGGAAGCCGGCCACCTCGCCGACATACGACCTGCGGTAGGCTTCGGTCGGGATGGTGTTCATGGTCTGGCGAGCCGCCAGATCACCGGCCATGCCGTTGTAGTCGCGGCTGGACAGAGCGAAGCAGCGGTCCGACATCATAACGCCCTGCTCGTTCATGAGAGCATCGGCCTCGGCAACGTCGGAATAGCCGCTGGCGGCAGTGGTGCGCTTGACGACCAGGGTGCCCTGGTTTGACGCAACGCTGAGAACCGACACGTTGATGTCGGAAGCCAGCTTCTGCGCAGCGGCCTGACCCAGGCGGTTTTCCTGGAGCATGTCGCGCAGTTCTTTGGCGGTCAAAAGCGCAGTGCTGTGCTTCTGGTAGCCAATGGTCGATGGCACGGCAAGCTGGGTGCTATCGCCAAAGTTCGACGTCGCATCGCTGCCGTCATAGGACTGGGCGATGTAGGGCTGCGGACGCCAGATGGTGTCGGAAGACCGCTCCATCTGCTGGCCGTTGGTGTTGTACTTGTTCACCAGCGACGACAGGACGAGGGCGTCGTTGAAGCCCTCCAACAGGTTTTCGAACGCTACGCGTTCCTCTTTCGAAAATGCGTTAGCCATTTTGGCTCTCCTAGATTAGGCCGACTGCCGCATCTGCCGTTTGTACTGCGTGACTTTGGTGTAGTCACCAGTCCGCTCGGCTTCGGCGCGGAGCCGATCCAGTGTGTTGTCTACAGAACCGGACGGGCGTCCGTTTCCACTAATTTTCTTCTCGGGCTGAGAAGCTGCCTTCCGTTTTGTGACTTTCAAGTCCTTCTCCAGCCTCGCCACTGCGAAGACAAATTTCACAGGATCAGTAATTGAGGATAGCTCTTTCGCTTTAACCGGGTTCTTGCCAATGGCATAAACGAGCAGCGCCGGATCTTCCGCACCCTGCACGATTAGGCCCTGTTGCATGACGCTCAACGTGTCCTGCACAATCTCTTCGGCGCGGTCAAAGTCTCGCACCCTGAGATCGGATTTGGCCGTCTGGTAACTGCCTAACTGCTGCTCCCAGGCTCGCTGGGATGCGGCTCGCTCGGCCTGTACCGCTGCTAGTTGATCGTCGTTTTCGCGCTTCCTTTCGTACCACGCGGCAAGTTCCCGCTCATATCGCTCGGTGTCATAATCCGCGGCTTCCAGAGTTGGCTTCTCACCTAGTGGCTGACGCGCTGGCTGTTGCCCCTGCGACAGATGCTCGATGCGCTGCTCTAACTCTTTGACCCGTTTCTTTTCCTCACGATACTGTTTGCGAAGGTCTCGAACCCACGTTGGAGCGTGGGTCTCCTCCTCGTCTTCGGGGTTAGGCGAAACCCCATTAATGGATACAACGACCTCATCATCGTCCTCGGCTTCGGCCTCGGTGTTATCGGTATAGTCAGAGGCCTCGACCTCCTCCTCCTCGACATCCGGCTCCTTGACCTCGTCTTCCTCGATGAAGTCCTCTTCGTCCAATACTGCCTTTTCTTCTTCGTCCATTACGATCCCAATCTTCTCACCTGCTTATTGTATGCGGACGGGTGGTTGCCGCATCTCTGGGCCGGCTATGACCTCTTGGAGGCCACGGGCTGTTTTCAACACGCTGTCGCGCTCGCCGCGCTCAATGCCGGCAAGCGTCTCGACAGTTTTGGCGCGCGTCTCTTCTGTGCGCGCCGCAGCGTATTCTGTATCGGCCTGGGCCTTGACGGCCTTTGCCTGGGCTTCTGCGGCTGCCGCTTGCAGGTACATAGCCTGCGGATCGGGCTGAGCCTATAGCTGCTGCAACTCCGCCGCCAGTTCTTGCTGTTCTTGCTCGTTCGGCTTGATAACGCCCATGCGCAGCAGCTTTTTGCGGAAAAAGTTGCGCACGTCGCCGATGCCTTCGCCTTCCATGTTCATCATCGCCATGGCGGCCAGGACTTGCTGGGTTTCGGGATCGGGAGCGATCTGCAACATGCCGGTCAGCGCTCGCACCGTGGCAGCGCGCTTGGATGAACTTGTCGGACCAACATCGACCGCAACGTCGAATTTCGCCTTGCTCAGGTCGTTCTCATATTCGACCTCTCCGGCCTCGGTCAGGATGGGCCTGCCCAATTCGATGCTGCGCAGTTCCTCTTGCTCGCCGACGCCCTTCATCTTCCGCCCTGGCTCGACCATCACGTCACCAGCCATGGATAGCCAAATTTCGCCGCAGCGCTTCACGGCCTTCGCCATGTTGGACATGTAGATGAAGGCCTGCATATCCAAACGGTTTTGGATCAGTTCGACGGCCTTGCCGCTGATGTTGGAGACGATCTCCTCGCCGGCCTGCTGATTGCCCAGAAGGTCGTTCATGTCGGCTTCAGTGACCTGCAAGAGCCCAGCCAAAGCGGGCGGGATCTGCGGCGGCTTGGTGTAGCCAATAGGGCCAGCCGCCTGCTCTGATCCGTCTGGTCCAGTGATCGTATTTAGGAGCAAATACGGATAGTTCCGCAGATTGTCCTCGGCCCACATCATTTCGAAGCCGGCCACCTGCTCCGGCGTGAACAACGGCTTCTCGACCGTGGATAGCGCCGATATCTCGCCCAGCTTTGAAAGCTGCATGTTCTTCAGGCGCTGCGCGTCCTTGGCCATGCGAACGTGGCCCATGCAGCGCTCGATGTTGTCGATGAACCAGCGCTTGCCATAGACCGGCACAATCGGGATGCAGGTGCCGGCAATGTAGCCGCTGTCCTCAAGCACGCTGTTCCCGCTCATAATGTATTTACGGACTTTGCGGCGCTTGACGCGCTTCTGGCGGATCTCAATCGCGCCGGTCGCCTCAAGCATACGCTCCAGGTTCTCGTCAGCCTCGAAATCACGCTCGCTGTAGCGCTCTTCCTCGCCATCGATTGTCTCGAACACGCGCACCAGTTCAGTCGCCTCTTCGACCCGATAGACCTCCGCGACATAGATCATGTCTGGCGTGGCCCAGTCGAATTCCCACTGATGGATCTCTTTTGGCCAGGACGCAGGGTCATCGCCCCACTCGTCGATGTAGCTTTCGCGCGTCATGGCCGTCAGGACAAAGCACAGGCGCGCGTCGCTCTTATCCTGGCGCTTGGCGTTTAGGTCGTAGAATACGCTGGTGTCGGCGTCATAGATTGGCTCAATACGGATGCGCTGATGGTCGTTTTCGTCGTCGTATTCGTCCTCATAGACGGCACGCAAGCGGAACGCGCCGAAACCACCGCCGACCGCCTCTTCGAAGGCATTGTCATATGCCTCGTCAGCACAACTGTCCTGCTCGTCGGCTCGGAACAGGTCATCACATGCATCCGCCAGCCGGTCGTGCTCGTTGCCCTCTTTGCTGACAAAATCGACTGTGATCCGGTTGTTGCGATATTCGTTGATGATCCGCATGACCGCCAAGTGGATCTTGTTGACCTCGAATCGCGGTTTGTTGTTGAATTGCTCCGCCAGGTTGCCTTCCCACTGCGCACCGGCAATGGAATAAAAGCGGCGATCCTCCAAGCACTGGAGGCGCTCGTCGCGCATCGCGGACTGGATGCGGTCAAATTCAAGCAGGGCGTCTTCGTGGACGCTCGCGAACCGCTCGGCTTTGGTCATGCGTGCCAATGGATCGCTCCAAATAGTGTTTCCATATAACAATATCACTTTCCGCTATGCGGAACAACGGTCATATTTAACTCGCCATTGGCGTCAGCGTGGCGACCGGCTTGGCCTTCGGCTTTGCCTGGGAGTTTGCCCGCCTCGCGCCTTCGCAGGCATAGCGAAGCGCATCGATAACGTGGTTGTCCTTATCCTCTAGCAGCGGCAGCACCGATCCGGTGTTCGGATCGACCCTGTAGCTGTAGAGCGTCAGTTCATCGATGGTGTGCTTGCACCGAGGGTGCACGACAATGTCGAAACTCTTGAGCCACTCGACGCCTTCCTCGATGGACTTTGGCCCCTTGACCGCTGACTGGATCTTAGGAAAGCCGTTCTTCCGCATGTGCGAGATAGTTTCTGGGCGGGCGCTGTCTGCCACCATCGGCCAACGCTCGGCATCGGGGATGGACATGAACAGGCTGGGCGTGTCCACGATCTCGCAGCCGACCTGATACGCCTCATAGTCAACGTAGAGCTTGCGTCCCACGATATGCGAGCGGACGCATACAGTCGGGTCCGACGCAAAGCCCCAGTCCGCGCCCAGCCGGTGGATGGCATCGGGCGGGGCATCAAAGTCCTCAACCACCCAGTTTTTAAACACGCGCGTCTCGCTGTTGCGGACGTACTCGCCGCGCCAGACGTGCATGTATTTGTCCGGGTCGCGGCGCTTGTCGTACTCCATCTCGGCCTGAAGCACGTCGGGGAACCACGGGTTGTCTGAGTAATTCACTGGCACGACGACACTGTTGTCGGGGACGTTCGGGCCGCGCAGCAGGTTCTCGATTGGATCGTCGTCAAACCGCGGGTTCCACGTGAACCAAAGTTGGCTCGCGGGCTTGCGTATTGTCGGGCGCAGGATGTCGAGCGAGAACTGGCTCAGGCTCTGCGCCTCCTCGACCCAGGCGATGTCGTAGCCCTCTAACGACTTGATGCTGTCCGCCGTGTGGTTCTTAAGGCCCTGGAAAATGATGATGCCGCCGTGGATTGAGCGGATTTCGGTGAGCTTGATGTCGAACAGGTGACCCACCCCCATCTGGCCGATCTTGTTCTCAAGCAGCTTTTTGACGCTCTGAGCCAGGGAGCGTTGCACCTCCCGGACGCAGACCGCATCGACCCGGCCCATGGCGGATCGCTCGATCAGCATCTCGGCGAAGAAGTGGCTCCTGCCACCGCCGCGACCGCCGTAGGCCGCCAGATAGCGCGGGCGCTCTGCCTCCAGGATCGGCAGCGACCAACGTGGGGTGTT